AACCCACAGTTACAATCGTTAATTATTAGCCATGTAATGCAACATTTACAATTTCTTTCAGCTCAAGTAGCTGAACAACAAATGCCACCTGAAATGCAAGAACAAATTGCACAGGTTCAAGCACAAATGCAACAAGTAAGTCCTGAAGAAGCACAGCAAATACAACTTCAAATACAAATGATGTTAGATCAAATGAGTTCACCTATCTTGGCTGAACTTACTAGAGAATTTATGCAATCTATTAGCGACACAAATCAAGGCGATCCCTTGGTTGCGATTAGACAACAAGAGTTAGAATTAAAAGACAAAGAATTAGACATGGATCAAGAACAATTTGACTCTAAACAACAGTTGCAATCTCAATCTAATATGGCTGATACACAAATGCAACAACAACGCTTAGATATACAAAAAACTATTGCTGATGATAAACTCCAATTAGCAGTAGAAAGAATGCAACAGCAAGCAGAATTAAAACTAATGGAGTTACAATCCAAAATGAGAGGGAATTAATATGACAACATCATATGTGAAAGAAGCAATTGACGAGCTAAAAGCTCAAAAAAAAATTAATAAAGAAAAAGAAGAAACTGACAGACTAGATAACGAAAAGTTACTAGCAGACAAAAAGAAAGTTTCTGACGAAAGAATTGCAAAAAAACAATTAGCCATTGATAAAGGCAACATTTATGTCAACGAAGTCTCAGTGGTTATAGAAGCTAAAGAAATGCAAGCTGAAGTCAAAGTAGCAGAAGAAGTGAAACAAGAGGCAGAAGAAGAGGTAGTAGAAAAACCTAAAGTTGTCAAAAAAATTAAAACTGTTAAAAAAACTAAAACTGTTAAAAAATCTAAATAGGAGATTAATATGCCAAAAGGTAAAGGAACATATGGAACCAAAAAAGGAAGACCACCAAAAAAAATGAATAAAGGTGGAGATGTTAGGGTTGTTAAAATTAGAGGTGGTGGAGCAGCTACTCAAGGTCTTGAATTTAAAGTAAGAGACTAATGGATTTAACTTTTCTTGAAAAACTACAAAAAGAAATTGATTCTAAGATAGAAGCTATTAGTGAGACTTACATGGGTGGTGGATTAAATGACATGGATCACCATAAATACTTGCAAGGACAACTACAAGCGTTGTATTATATACAAGATTTTATAAAAAATTACTTTAAGGTACACAATGAATAAAAAAACAGTAGAATTATCCTCAGCTTATGTAGAACCTGATGAGGTTGTATTAGACCCAAGCAAATTAGATGATTCTGTTTTAGAGCGTATGCCTCAACCTACTGGTTGGAAAATCTTAGTTCTTCCTTATCGTGGTAAGGGAGTAACGAAGGGAGGAATCCTTCTCACAAAAGAATCACAAGATAAGGAGCAACTGGCAACAGTTGTAGCTTATGTGGTTAAGTGTGGTCCTCTTTGTTATAGTGGAGAAAAATATGGAGCACCATGGTGTGGCGAAAAACAATGGGTATTGATTGGTCGTTACGCAGGTGCTAGGTTTAAATTAGATGATGGTGCAGAAGTCAGAATAATAAACGATGACGAAGTTATTGCGACAATTTCTAATCCTGATGATATAGTGAGTTTATAAATGATAGATAATCAAACAGAACAAGTTGTTTCTCAAGAACTAGAAGAAGATAATATTCAAATTGTTGAGGACTCGATAGATCAAAATGGTGATCCAGTTGTTACATCTGATGACGAATTAGATCAATACACTAAAGGTGTATCTAAAAGAGTTAACAAATTAACACAAAGAGCAAAAGAGGCTGAACAAAGAGCACAGTATCTTGAGCAAGTAGCATCTCAAAAAGATGCTGAAATTAATGCGTTACGAACCCATACTTCTCAGTTAGGTCAAAATGTATTATTGGCTGAAGAACAATCAATTAATGCTAAAGAACAACAAGCCAATGAGTTGTATAAAAAAGCTGTAGAATCAGGTGATGCTGAATTAATGTCCAAAGCTGACACTTTAAAAAGTGATCTATCCATTCAAAAAGAAAAAGTAAGAATGGCTAAGAATAGACAAGAACAACCTGTACAACAACAACAAGTTGCACAGCCACAACAACAACAACAACAACAGCAACAAGTTCAGCCTACTGATGAGGCTTTAGATTGGGCAAGTAACAACACTTGGTATGGAGATCAATCAGATCAAACCAATGTTGAAGCTACTCAATTTGCTTATTTCACACATTTTAATCTTGTAAACGAAGGGTTTGAAGCTGATTCAGACGATTATTACAGCGAATTAAATAAAAGAGTTTTTAAAGTTTACCCAACTTTGGGTGATGATAAAAAAGCCAATAAAAAAGATGACAGACCCTCTGTGCAAAGAGTCGCATCTGCTTCCGTAGGAAGTCGGCAAAAAACACAAGCAAAAAAGAAAGGCGTGACTTTTTCTAAGTCTGAAGTAGATCGGCTCTCAGGGTTAAAACCTTACAACATGTCACAAGATGATTGGTTGAAAAGAGTAGCCAAAGAGAAACAAAAAATTTCACAAAGAGAGGTGATTTAATGATAGACGATAAGAAATTGGATATGACTAGAAATGTTCGTGATTCCGAGACACACGATAAAGAAGCTCGTAGAAAACCATGGCGACCAGTCAGAAAACTTGAAACTCCTCCACCACCTGAAGGCTTTGTATATAGGTGGATAAGAGAAGCAACTTTAGGTATAGAAGATGCAAATAACATGAGTTATAGACTAAGAGAAGGTTGGGAACTTGTACAAGGTTCTGAGCTTCCAGCAGGTTGGCATTTTCCTACTATCGAACAAGGTAGGATGGCAGGCGTAATACATAACGAAGGACTCGTTTTAGCAAAAATGCCCATAGAGACTGTTAATGAAAGAAGAGAGCACTATGAAGATAGAACTCGTCTTGCTAATGAAGCGTTAGACAACACAATGTTTAATGATTCAGGAAAAGACAATCGCTATGTTAAGTATGATTCTAAACGAGAATCTCAAGTTACTTTTGGAAAGAAAAGTAACTAAATAACAGGAAACTAAATTATGGCAAATAAAAATGCTCCATTTGGACTAAAACCTGTTCGTATGATGAGTGGTGCACCTTATTCAGGTGGACAATCAAGATACAGAATCGCTAGTGGTGCGACTACCCCAATTTTCCAAGGCGACTTGGTTACCCAGCTTACTGCTGGTGTTTTGGGCAGACACGCCGCTTCTGGAGCTGTACCTATCGTTGGAGTTTTTAATGGCGTAAGCTTTACAAACTCTAGTGGCGAACAAGTTTTTAGTAACTCATACGAAGGAAGTATTACTTCCTCTGATATAATCGCATCAGTGATAGATCATCCTAATGTTGTTTTCGAAGTACAATGTAATGCAGCTTTTCCAGTTGCAGACTTGTTCGGAAATTTCGACATTGTTGATGGATCACCTGTAGGCGACACTAAGTCAGGAAGATCGAATACTGAATGTGCTGTTAGTACTGGTAATACCACTGCTTCACTACCACTGAAAGTCTTAGATATTTCTGAAGACCCTGATAACTCGGACGTAGGTTCGACTGACACTAATGTTCTCTGTGTGATTCAAAATCATATATGTGGGCAGAAAGGTGCTGGTTTAGCATAAGGATATAAATTATGGCAATTTCAAGAGCACAATTAGCAAAAGAACTAGAACCCGGCTTAAACAGTTTATTTGGACTTGAGTATGATACATACCAACAAGAATATACTGAAATTTTCTCCATCGAAGACTCTCAAAAGGCTTTCGAAGAAGAAGTATTAGTTATGGGATTTGGTTCAGCACCAACTAAGTCTGAAGGTCAAGGCGTTGTCTTTGACAACTCTTCTGAAAGTTACACAGCAAGATATACGCATGACACGATTGCGTTAGCTTTTGCTCTAACTGAAGAAGCAGTTGAAGATAACCTCTACGATTCTTTAGGAAAAAGATATACAAAAGCACTAGCACGATCAATGGCTAACACCAAAGAAGTGAAAGGTGCCAATGTACTTAATAACGCATTTTCATCCAGTTTTACTGGTGGTGATGGACAACCTTTAATTGCAACTGCTCACCCCCTCGCAGGTGGTGGAACAGCAGCAAATAGAGCTACATCCATGGCTGACCTTAATGAAACTTCATTAGAGGATGCACTTATTGATATCTCAACATTTACAGACGATAGAGGTCTAACAATCTCTGTTAATGCTTCAAAACTTGTGGTTCCACCACAATTAGTTTTTGTTGCTGACAGAATATTGAACAGCACTCTAAGATCAGGTACAGCAGATAATGATGTAAACGCTATCAAAAACACAGGTGTGTTACCCGGTGGCTATACAGTTAATCATTATTTAACTGATCCTGATGCTTTCTTCTTGCTAACATCTGTTACAGATCAAGGCGAAGGTCTAAAAATGTTCCAAAGAACTGGCATGGAGACTAACATGGAGCCTGACTTCTCTACTGGTAACATTCGTTACAAAGCTAGAGAAAGATACAGCTTCGGTTTTTCAAACTGGCGTGGTATCTATGGTTCACAAGGAGCGTAAGTTTCTTAATAACCTTAAAGGGAGCTTAGGCTCCCTTTTTTTTGGTCTAAAATAAATGAAATAAAGTGTGTAAATAGTTGTACATTTGTCTAAATTTGTGTATATTAAGTATATGGGAAATAAATTAAATAACAAAAAAGGAGCAAATATGTTAAACATTTCAGACTTTAATCAACACGACATCACTTTCCAACATGCTGTCAACACCATGACTACTTATGGCAAGAACGATCTTCTTGACAGCATGAAGGCTTTCAAAAAAAAGTTTTACGAGAACTTAAACAATGAGGATTTTGAAGATGGTTACTACATCGAAATAAATGCTTACAACACAGTCTTCGAAGGCATGAGCAATTTGCTTGCTCCCAAGGAGTTAGAACTTGATACATTTATTAAAAAATTAGGAGTAGCGTAATGAACAACTTAAAAGAACAACTATCTAACTATGCTTACATGAGCTACGAAACCTATCGTGTTTTAAAAGCAAAAATTCTTAAACTTGCTGATAAAGAGATTGCTGATCTTCATGAGTTCATGCAACTTGCCACTGAAAATGAAATGGAGCGTATGTCTATGTGTGAAAGCAATGGTGAAATAAGACAGTGGGAGCAAAGAACTAAATACATTAACAAGTTAAAAAAAGTTACATGGAAAGCAGTAGAGAGAGAACAAGATCGTTACGATGCTACACCATTAGAAACTATGATTAAAGAAGCAGATACAGAGTGTCTTTTAGCAATGAACGAGTACGAAGTTAATGGCACAACCATGACACAAAAAGTTAAAGACTTAGTACAAAATGAACTTAAACTTAGAGAGGTAGCGTAGTGTCAAAGAGTAGAGAACAATTAAGGATAGCAATGGGTGAGGGCACCAAGATGTTTACTCTTAGAGCTTTCTATAAATATATGGATGGTTGGGGTAACATGCATGAGTCAAGCTACCATATACAAAACTTAAGCATTGACCCTGCAAAGGCTCAAAAAAAAGCTAGAGCTTATGCCAATAAAACCAACATGCCTTTAATAGACACATCATGGGTTTTTGATGCCAATACATTTGACATTGAAAGAAAGAGCAAAGAAGAGCTTGCACTTCTTAAGGCTGAGAAACAACAAAGAATTGCAAAAGCAAAAGAAATTAGTGCAAAGATTGATCTTAATTATCACACGATTATGTGGTGCTACTACATGGCTAACTCATGCAGAAGATTTGATGACTTACAAAAAGTAGCTAATACTCCTGATCTTGATACAGAAAACAGAATTACTGTTACTGGAAAACTTGTACACGAAAAAGGATATCAGACACAATGGGGTTATGTTCAAAAAGGTATTTTTCTTCTTGATACTGGTCAAAAGGTGTATGGCTCAATTCCTAGTCTTCAAGATGGTTGGATTACGATGGGAGACTTTGTACAGTTTGATGCAAAGATAGAAAAGCCAAAAGACTTTGATGGTATATTTTACTTCTTCAAAAGACCAACTAAACCAAAATTATTAAATAAATCTATAAAGGTAGCCTAATTAACTAAGATTAAAACATTCTATTTGCTAAATCATGCTCCAAGGAGTATGATTTTTAGTATCTAGGATATTTTAACTTGTTCTACAGACTGACCTAGCAGACAAGCCAAGACAGTAGAACTTATTTCCGAGGAGGAAATTATGGCTAAATCAACTTTTTCAGGTCCAGTCAAGTCATTGGCAGGATTTATTTCAGCAGGTAATGCTAACGTAGTTAGTTTAACTGCAGACACAAGCATTACAGTAGCAGACCATGCAGGTAAGGTTTTAATTTGTAATGATGCTGATGGTGACTTTAAGTTACCAAGTATAGTATCCACCGATCCAGGTGATAATACCGACCCTAACCAGTTAAATAACTTAGGTGCTACATTTACTTTTATAATAGTTACAGCAGCAACAGATATGGACATTTTCACTGATGGAACTGATAAGTTCGTAGGTGGTTTATATACTGGTGTTACTAATGCAACAGGTAAAACTTTTATCTCAGCAGCTTCTAACGACGTAATCAATATGAATGGAACAACTAAAGGTGGGTTAGCAGGTAGTATTGTAAAATGTACTGCTATGGCTACTGCTAAATATGCTGTAGAAGGTATTATTTTAGGTTCAGGAACTTTAGTTACACCATTCGCTGACTCGTAAATAGGAGTAAATTATGGCTGATGTAGTAACATCACAAACCATTCAGGATGGGCAACGCAAGGCTGTTATGAAGTTCACCAATGCCAGTGATGGCAGTGGTGAGTCTGCGGTAAAAAAAGTTGATGTATCAGCTTTAAATTCAAATGCTTCAGGCGTTGCCTGTACTTCAGTTGCAATTGCAAAGGTATGGTGGGCAACAACAGGCATGGGTGTCAAAATTGATTTTGATGCCTCTACCAATGTTTTAGCTGTAACCTTACCTGCTGACTCAACTGGTGACGAGTATTACGATGATTTTTCAGGTATTCCAAACAATGCAGGCAGTGGTGTAACAGGCGATCTTGATTTCACTACAGTAGGTCATTCAAATGGCGATACTTATGTCATTATTCTTGAATTAATTAAAAACTATGGATAGATGGCAACATCAAGCAGTAAAAATTTCGAACCTGATGTAGGTGAATTTGTAGAAGAAGCCTTTGAACGATGTGGTTTAGAGCTTCGCACAGGTTACGACCTTAAAACAGCACAAAGAAGTCTTAATCTTTTGTTAGCAGAATGGGCTAACAGAGGTTTAAACCAGTGGACTATCACTCAAAAGACTGTGGCTATGGTTACAGATACTACCTCTTACAACATAGACACTACTAATAGCACAGCACCTATTGATGTTTTAGATGCTTTTGTAAGACAAACCATTGGTTCTGAAGTAACAGATGTAGCTATGGCTAGAATTAGTCGCTCACAATACTCAGCAATACCAAACAAGTCACAAACAGGTAAGCCTAATCAATTTTTTATTGATAAACAGCTTAGTCCTACTATTAGCGTATACCCTTCACCTGATAAGTCTGCAACATACACTGTGTACATGAATGTGCTTACACGCATGGATGATGCTGATGTAGGTGCTAATACCATGGATATGCCTTATAGATTCTATCCATGTTTAGCGGCAGGTCTTGCCTATTACATATCTCTTAAAAAAGCACCTGAAAGAACTCCCATGCTAAAACAATTGTATGAAGAAGAGTTCCTAAGAGCCATGTCACAAGACGAAGAAAGAGCTTCGTTTCGTGTTAGCCCTGATCTCAGGAGTTATAATTCAGCCTAATGAGTGCGTTTGCCAGTAATAAAAATGCCTATGGCATTTGTGATGTCAGTGGTTTTCGTTATAAATTAATAGACATGAAAAAAACATGGAATGGTTTATTGGTAGGACCTGACATGTTTGATCCTAAACACCCACAGATAGAACCAAGAAATGTGGCTACTGATCCTCAAGCGTTACAAGACCCAAGACCTGATACATCAGATGACAACAATTTTTTTACAGTCTATACCAATGTTGGTTTGGGTAAATTGGGCACACAATTAACCACTTACAAAGTAACTTGTAGTGTTGGTTCTGTTACTATTACAACATCATGAGTTTTACATACGCAACATTAAAGACAGCGATAGGTGATTATTTAGAGTCTTCTGAGACTACTTTTACCAATAACTTACCTACTTTTATACAAGAAGCAGAAGACAGAATATTAAAATTTGTTCAATTGCCTGAACAAAGAAGAAATGTGCAAGGTCAAACTTCACCAAACACTAGATTTTTAGCTTGTCCTACTGATTTCTTGGCTCCTATGAGTTTAGCTATTGTTTCAAGCAATACTTACACCTTCCTTGATTTAAAACATGCTTCTTTTTTAAAACAATACAGCCCTACCACAACTGTTACAGGTCAACCTAAATATTACTCAATCTTTAGCCAAGACTCTTTTTCTCTTGCACCTGTACCTGATGCAATTTATACAGTAGAATTACATTACTTATATAAACCATCTTCTTTAACAAGTGGTAGTGACAGTGGAACGACAGTTCTTAGTACAGATTATCC